AATCTTTTGGAGGTTCTTCATACTCACTTTGAGGTATTCTCGTCCATATTGTATCTTTTATTTCTTGTAATGGTACTTGACCAAACTGGTCATACAATCTACCACCAAAACTTTCACACATTTTTATAACTTTTTCTTTATTGTATTCTTTCTTTCTTTGAAAGTCCCAATATTCTTTTAGTTCTATATATTCTTTTTCTGGTATAGCCATCATAATATTTATCTAATAATATCTATCTGACTATCTTTAGTCCAAACTTCAAGTTCATTTCTTAAACGACCATCTGATTTTAAATTATTAAATCTTTTTGTTGCTAATTTTTTCCACCATGCCATAAGGCCTTCAACATTATATCTATCAAAATTTGACGCTTTAACTATCTTATCTGTTTTTCCATTTACAATATCTATAAAATTTTCTATACCATAATTTGATACATAATATCTTTTTTGTTCGGTAAGATTTTTAGCATTTGCAATTGTATTATTAAAATTTTTAAGGTCGTCACCATCTAATGCTCTTTTTACCAGACCAATAATACCTGTGGTCATTTTAAGTTTACGACTTGATGCTCCTTCTTTTACTAATTCACCGACACCAATAATATCTTCAACATATTTTACCATATTTAAATATGGTTTACCATGCAACATAGGAATAAAATCTGATACTGTATTGCCTTTGTATCTTAAAAATGGTTTCATGCCATCATATTGACTAGCTGATTTACTATTACCATATAAACTTGTAGTTTCAAACATAACTAAATTCATATCGTATTTTTTATTTAACATTTCTCTAACTTCATGTGAACAACATAAAGCAGCTAGTAATTTACCACCAAGATAATTATAACCAAATGGTTGACAAGGCACAATTACAAAACCCATAATAGCGGTTTTATTGAATACTTTTAAATCAGGTACATTACCCAACATATCATTTCTAGGTTTACAATTAATTACAGGAGAACCAAATCTCATAAAACCTACAAACTTATTTGATTTCTTTTCTTTGACGGCCAACTTTAAAGATTTACCTGGAATACTGACCATATTACTATGACTACTAATCATATTAATACAAGTGTCCCATGTATGATTATCTAATTCAATAAGTTCTAAATCCATATCTTCAGGAGATACAGAAAAATTATCAAACATATCACTATCAAACCCCATACCAGGAAGTGATTGAGGTACTGATTCTATTTGTGCCATTTTTTGGTCACGCATATACTGGTCAATTCTTTCAAACTGTCCAAAATAATCATTGAAAATAGAAGCACAATGTAATGCTTGTTCTCTACTTAGGTTCTTCGCCATTCCATATCCATAATAATAAACATACTAATAATAAAGGTATTATACTATAAAATATCGCTAAAGTCAAGCTTCTACCTCATTCCCCCAATAGTCCCAGCCTGGTCTTGGTTTTGTTCTTGCAAATAATTCAATGTAAGGTCCGTCTACCAAGTCCTCTATATCTTTATGTAGTAAAGGTTTTTGACTATGTTTTCTTCTTTGTGAAACCACTAACTGAGGTATACTTTTTGATTTTCTTTTTGGTCTACCTTTTGTAGCCAATAAACACATTTCAGGATTACCTCTTGTCCAATATCCTAAACCTGTAAAAAATCCTAATGTATTTTTATTTGTTTTTGCCCATGTAAAACCTACTGTTTTATATGTAAAACCCCAAGCGTCTATAACTTTAAAAGCCTGGTCTAACATAGGGTCACATACCCACATTAACAAAACAGAATCAGGCAATGCAATGTCTTTTACACCCATATTACAAATATCATTTAATGACATACAATCATAATGTTGTTCAGGACTTTTTTCTTTTCCTTTATCTGACCTTGTTCTAAACAACCAAGGTGGGTCAGCATATATTACACCATATTTTTTATCAGGTAAATTAACCAAAGAAACTCTCCAATGAAGCAACAGGTTCGGCCTTCCAATTAATTGCGTCTAATATAAAACGCATAGGGTCAAGGAAAGTCTTTTGAAATTGTATCTCATAATCAACATACTCTTTCAATTTAAACTCTGTTGGTAGGGTTGAAATATAACTAATCACATCAAACTTAAATGGATTAGCTTCTTTTAATTTTAGAAACTTAATCTTATCACCATCTTGTATGTAAGGATATTTCATACCTAAATTCATATTTTTAAGTTGATGATTATAAATCAAAGCACCTTTAACATGAATAGGCGAACCTTTAATAAAGATACTACTGTTACTTGCATACTTTCTAATGTTGTTACAACTTCTAGGAAAAGCAATTGCTTCTGGTGGTAGTTTTAAAAACTCTTGTTTAAAGTCTGCAATAAAAGTATGTAAATCAGATTGTTCTTTTGACATAATAATTTTAATTGCTTCTTTAATTTTACCACGACAAACTTGTGGTGTACTAGACTTAACAGCTTCAATACCCATAAGTTTAAGTTTAGGGTCAGCAAGTCTTACGCCTTCCTCATCAATCACATTTAACATATATCGTTTCTTTGCAACCCATATACCCTTGTTGGCGATTACTTCTCGTTTCATTACCATAGCATTTTTAAATGCGTTAGAATAATCAGCAAGTTCATCAAAACATTTTTCAATATATGGTTCTAGTTTTTGTTCACATACTTTGTTTAAGAAATCTGTAATCTGTTCTTTTGATTTACCTTGACAAGTTTTTTCTACAAGTTTACCAAATCGAACATAGATACTATCAGTATCAGACGCAACAATATAATCATATTCGTCATGTGTTTGTAATATATTATTTAAATATTCATTTACTTTCTTTTCAATAAAACGAATAATAAATTGACCAGCTGTTGTAATACCACTTGCCTGTCGTACATCATAATATCTAAAGTATTGATTGCCAACTGCACCATAAGCTGAGTTCAATGCAATCTTTTTTGACCATTGAATATTATGACACCTTGCAATTTCTCTAGCAAGTTCTTTTGAAGGATTAATTTGATATTCTTTTTTAGCCTTAATCATTCTTTGTTTAAAAACAACACGGTCATTATACATCTTTTCCATCATTTCAGGTAAGAAACCTTGACTATCTGTTTTAAACTTTGCACCGTTTGGTGTAATACAGGCACCCTCTGTTTTAAGATAATTAAGAGGTACTTTCATATCAATCATTCTATTTACATCAACACCTTGACCATTTTCACCAAGTATTTTTTCTGGCGAAATATTATACTGAATAATAATATGTGGATATAGTGAGTTAATATCAAACGAAACAATCCAATCATGGCCACCTAGTATTGGTTCTTTTACATAAGCGCCTTCATATTTTGTTTCTTTACTAAATTCTTCTCTTGGTGGTACACAAATACCTTTTTGCATTAAATGGTTTGCAATCAATGTGTCCCATACTCTAACTTGTGAAAATATATCATCATAGTTTACTTTTGAATCATATGCAACTGTCAAACTCAAATCAATTAGACCAAGTTTATCTTCCAATGCGTCAACGATTTCAACATCTTGTATATTATAATCAATAAACTTTTGAAAGTCTTTTGTATAAAACTCTTTAAATGTATCGAATGGGTTTTCATTCTTTGGTTGTTTTAGTTCTAGTTCACCAATAAAGTCAAGCTTATAACTTTCTTGTCTTGTTGGTATAAACCATTTGTATAAGTCAAGGTAATCTAACATTGCAACACCAAACACATCATAAACTGTTTGAGTTCTACCTTGTACATTAATCTCCATACGATTGATTAGATTCCAAGGAGATATTCTACTTGCAACTTTATCACCTGCAACTAGTTTTAATCTATTAATTAAATATGGTAAGTCAAAGAATTTTGTATTCCAACCTGTAATAACATCTGGATGATTTTTAATCCAAAACTTCATAAACTCAAACATAAGTTCTTTCTCATGTTTGCATTGAACATAAGTTACATCTGTTCTATCTGTGTGATAAGGACCTACACCCCAGGTTAGTATTTGTTTGTTTGATTGATTTTTTACTGTAAGACAAATGATTTCTTCTTGTGGATTTTCTACATCAGGAAAACCATTTTCACAAGTTGTTTCAATATCAAGTGTAAAGATTTTAATTAAGTCTTTGTCCCATTGTATATCTTCAGGATGTTCTTGGCCGATATACTGATAATGGTATCTTTCTAAACCATAGATAGGAGAATTAGCTGTCGCAACTTCTTTACGAAACTTACGAGCAGCCATAATATCTCTAAACTCAATTGGTTTAAGATATTGACCTTGTAAAGTTTTATATTGAGAGTGTTCTTGCGTTAACGCATAAAGAGTAGGACCAAAGTCTATCTTTTCTTTATAGTCTTTGCCATCATGTATGCCTCTAACTAATAGTTTGCCTCTGTGTTCAATAACATTTTTATAAAAGTTCATCATTCCTCAAGTGTACAGTTAATCCATCTAGTTCGGGTGTTAGTTGTATCTGACAAGCCAATCTGGACTTGCCTTCGATATAACCTTTTTCGTATTCTAATAATTCAATTTCAGGTGTATTATAATCTATTTTGCCAACTTTGTCAAGCCACTTTTCATCTATATGTACATGACAAGTACAACAAGCACAACTACCGCCACAATCGGCAGGTATTTCTGGTATTGGTACTGGTGAATGCCATTTAGCAGCCTCCATTAGAGTTGTTTGTTCATCAGGAACATCAACTCTAATTTTAGAGCCGTTTCTAACAAAGTAAACTTGCATTAAAGTTTTGGTATTTTAGTTTCAGTAATTAAGTCGGGACTTCCTGCTGTAATAATACTACTTGTATTTTTTTGATACGAAGCTAGAATTTCTTTCTTCGGTTTAACTGTTGTCACCACCTTGTCTTGAGCAATAGTAATTTTGTCCTCATCTGCATATGGCATATAAGGCGTCATCATTAACTGTACTGGTTGACCTGGTGCTGATTGTGTGGGAATAATTACAAATGGTTTTTCAAATGTATAATTGCCCATGGTATCTTTTTCCATTTTGGCAATCACATCTTCACCTGTTTGCAATCTTACGATTTTCACATCTGACATAATATCTCCTTCAATTTATTATATATTATAACACTTCTTGCCTAATTTGGCAAGCTGTATTTTGTTGTAATCACATATTTTCTTTGTGGGTTTACCATAACATTTAATCTATTCATAAATGCACGGTCAAGTAAGATAGGTGTTCTATCTTCTCTATCATCAATGGTAAATTCTACATCTTTATAGAAACCACCGGCGAATTCTACATCTAGTTTTACGACATATCGGTCTTCATCATAATCTCTTAAACCACCTACAGATATTTCTTCCATTCTTACTATTTCACTTGTAATAGTTTTATCTAATAAAGTCCATTCTATTTTCTTATTAGACATTGGTCTAATTTTATCTGCATGAATAACTGGCATACCTGAATTACCCGTATCAAATTTTGATACTATTTCACCAAAAGGTTTAATTGTTAGTATTTCTTTGTAGCCACATTCTGTTGGTACTTTAAATCTGTTTTCTTTTTTTGCAAAATGTGTAATTACTTCTTTTGCAATATTCATTTTAGTAGCGTCTTCAATACCCTCTGTACCAGGTGATGAGTTTACTTCTAACATAAACGGTGGTTGTTTTTCTCTATTTTTACTAGGTATAAAATCAACAGCCGTCCAATAACCACCAACTGCTTTAGAAGCTTTTAAACATTCTTCTATTTCTAATTCTGTAAGTTTGATGTTTTCTGGTTTAGAACCTTGCGATACATTTGACCTAAAATCACCCTCGATTACTGGTCGTTTCATAGCCGCTAAAAATTTACCACCTAAAATATGTACTCTAACATCATATTCTGTTTTGATATATTCTTGTACTAATAAATCTGCGTCTTCATCTTGTTTATGTATAAGTTGTACAATAGAATCTAACCCTCTTTCACTATCTAAAAATAAAACACCGACACCTTTACTTCCTCTTAATGTTTTCATAATAAGGGGAAACTTAATGTCGGCTTGTTCTACTTGGTCGATAGCTGTTTCGGGGTCGTTTATTAATTTTGTTTTTGGTTGTGTTAAACCATAATCTGCAAGTCTTAATGCTGTTCTATATTTGTCAGCACAAACATTAATAGTAGTTCTAGGATTTACTAGAGTTGCATTTGCTCTTTCTAGTATTGATACAAAGTCCATCCAACTATCTTTTCTAGTTATAGAACCTCGTATTACTGCAACGGTCATGGCTCCAACTTCAAAACCTTTTTTATCATCTTTGTTATGAAATTTACGGATGCCGTTTTCGTAAGTGGTGTAACCACCTGTAAGTTTAAAAAGGTAATATGGATAACCTAACTTATCACATTCTTCCTTTAATCTATCAGCAGTATGAAAAGTCTTTGCTTCTTCAGGCTCATCTGTAACAATGAGTAACCTTAAAAAAGGTTTTTCTTTTTTTTCTTCGTTGATAAAGTTTTTAAACTTCGGTACTAGCATTACTATTTTGTTCCTGACTTTCTTCAACCTTTTTACCAATATTGTATTTGGCAGATAAAATCCATTCTTTTTTTTCTTTAAATGGTAATACTTTTATCTGACTTAAAGGTGCTTTATCTTCAGCAGCCGTTGGTTTTACAATATCAATTAAGTTCCAATCTTGTAGTAAAATAGCAATTGTATTTCTTCTCTGAACATCATTAGCAACTAGTGTAGCCTTTTTGCCGTCTAAAGCAAATAATTCTTTAAAGTGTACTATGTAATACTTACCTTGTTTGTGTAAAATATGGCAAGATTGGTATAATGTTTTATCTTTTCTACTTGCAACACCAATTCTTGTTAAGGTTTCTCTAACTTTTAGAAAGTCGTCTGGTTGTTTAATGGTGACCTCTAACATATCTTCCGGTGACCATGAAATTTCTTCACTCATTTTCGTTTTCTCCCGCCTTTTGAAAGGCTTATTTTTATATCTTCAATTTGTTTATCCGTTAGTATGCTGAGAGCCTCTTTAGCTTTCTCATTACTATATCCATAATACTCTTTGACATACTCTAAATTTTTCAATTTGGCCTGTGATAACCACTTGCCACCAAATCGCTTTGTCTTACGAATACTATTTATATAAAAATCAAACTGTACCTTTTTGTCCAAGAAGTGATAACCATTCATTTCATTGGCTTGTGCGATACAATCATAGTGCATAGATAAACACTTGTTGATTATAAAAGGAGGGTATTTCTTTTCCCATGTTAGGTCCTCACTATCTAACAATGGTTTTTTCTCAAAGTTTATAGCATTGAGATAATCTTTTAATTCATACATAATATAATCCAATCAATTATTGGAGCGGGTGACAGGATTCGCACCTGCGACCTATTCGTTGGCAACGAATTGCTCTACTACTGAGCTACACCCGCTTATCATTATTTAAATTTACAACTGGCCATAATTTCAGTTA